ATCGATTATTTTCAGTCGGTATCTTCTGTGCTGTGGATGGAACTCTCCAGACTAGATAATACTCTGGAATCTATTCCAAAGCACGGGCCCGGAGCAACGGCTGAGCGTATTAGCGGAAACGCAAAATACAAACAGCTGAAGTGGCACGAGAGGCTTGAACCGTACTTCCCTTACGACTCTTTTGCGTTGAGTAGTATCAATGCATTAGATAGTGAGGAGTTCAAGCTGTATACTCTCGTTGCTGAGGAAGATGAGCAGCCCGTAAGGCTTGTTCATGTTCCGAAGACGTTGAAGGGGCCCCGTATCATTGCGATAGAGCCTGTGTGTATGCAATACACACAACAAGCTTTATCCAAGGAACTCGTACAGTTCCTGGAGAGCACCAAACCGTTTGCTGGCCATGTAAACTTTACAAACCAGCAGATGAATAGGGCTCTTGCGATGATCGGTTCGGAGGGTGGGGGACTAGCAACACTAGACCTCAGCTCCGCAAGTGACAGGGTGCCTTTGTCACTTGTGACACGCATGCTTGACAACGCACCGGTATTCCGGGACGCTGTTCTTGCATGTAGGTCGAGCCGCGCGCAGCTTCCATCAGGAAAAATAGTTAACCTGAAGAAGTTTGCGTCGATGGGTAGCGCTTTGTGTTTCCCGATAGAGTCGATGTACTTCTACACTGTATGTGTAGCGGCTCTATTACGGATTCACGAGCGGCCTGTGACGAGACGAAACGTCCTTTGGGCGGCTAATCTCGTTACGGTGTACGGGGACGATCTTATTGTCCCTGACGCTGATGCAGCTGCGATCGCTGATCACCTGCAAAAGTACTATTGCAAGGTGAACATGTCAAAGTCTTTCTGGACCGGTAGGTTCAGAGAGTCATGTGGCATGGACGCTTTCACGGGGGAAGAGGTTACACCAACTTACCTCCGTGAAATGCCGCCTAGCGATCGGCGGGATGGGTCTGCGCTTGTGTCCTGGATGGCTACTAGTAATCTCTTTTATAAAAGAGGTTACTGGCGTACCAGCTTGTACCTGAACAACAGGTGCGAGAAACTACTTGGGAAACTTCCCATAGTAGGTCCAGAATGCGCAGGACTCGGCATGGTATCATTTCAGCGCGTGGCCACCATCGAAAGATGGAGTCCACGATACCAGTGTCCTGAAGTTAGGAGCTGGATCGCTAGTCCGGTCTATCGCACAGATAGATTGGACGGATACCCGGCCCTCTTGAAGAGTTTGCTTAGTCTTGGGTCTCGTCCTTTCAGCGAGGCTCAAGGTGACAGCAAGCATCTCGAGAGAACCGCACGACACGGCGCAGTCACACTAAAGCGCCGGTGGACGCGTCCCTACTAATGGACGCAGTGTAGGGTAATACCCTACAGGAGGAGCC